CTTTCTTGATATGTAACTCAGGATTGTAAGAGATTAATTTACTTGGGCTTGCAGCTGCAGACTCTACAGCATAGGCCTCTTTGCTAGACTTTGGTAAGAATAAATCATAGTTGATATAACCATTCTTCTCATACTCTTTACCATTGATACACATGTTAAATAAGGTATCATCAGAAATGATTGTACCGGCTGCTTTAACAAAATCTTCAATGGTGGCAAACTTACCATCTGCTTCTTCAAACCACTCAAGTTTATTTCCGGCAATACATAATTGCTGCACTGCACGTAAAATACTCAAATCTCTACTGATTTTGATACCAGTTTTGGTTTCACCATCAGAGAAAGGATAAAAGCCAAACTTAACTTTACCAATCTGACCCTTGTAACGGGGACCAGTAGGCTTGTCTTTGTCTACTAAGAATCCTTCAAATTCTGATCCCATGTCAGGACCTTCTACATTAAGAATCAGGTGGTATGCACCTGCTTTGTAACTTACACTCTCTAATGCAATAGAGTTAATTTTCACGGTGTGTTCACCGGGGCTCAGGGTTTTCTTTGGCGAGCTACTTGTAGCTTGCACGTCTTTAGTGCTAATCATGGTTATTAATTTTCGTAGTTAATTATTGCTTGTTTTACAAATTCTAAATCATTGGGAATCTCAAAGGACTCAAACATACCGGCTGGTGACTTGCATGTATTCTCACCATTATTCTGGGTCTCAAATATGTAGCGCATACCACCATCCTTATCTTTCTTTACTTTACCAAATAAAACTATAGAGTATAGTCCCTCCAAAGTTAAACTGTTATCTACTAATTTTCCAATAGTCTTGGCCTTAAACTTTCTTCTACCTTCTAAGTCTTGAGACTCTTCTGCATGGGTTAAGAAGAAAATGTACAAATCTTCACGTAATGTGGTTGGGAGCTTTGCAATAGTTGCAATACTCTTAGCAATACTAGTAAACTTGTCAAAACCTTTCTCTTCAGCTCTATCAAAATACTCAAATGCTGACATGTATTGAAAATCATCAATGACAATATTCTTGATCTCAGGTCTCTTCTCACTAACATATTTAAGACAGGCCTCAATTTCTTTAGAAGCTGCTCTTGTGTACATGTTACCTGTAGGATCTTCCCTACTCCAGATTTTGTACTTAGACTTCCATCCTTTAAAAGGAAGTGGTTTGTTTGCAACGTTAATAATAAATGTTTCTTGTGGGTCCAGGTTTGCAATACTTGTGCTTTTACCTGCACCACTCTCTGCGATAACTAAGATGCTTGATGCCATATTACTTTGATTTTATAATTTCATTTAACCATTGCTTGTTACTAACTGGCTTCTTCAGCATGATAGCAGCAAGATCTCTAATTGTAAGCATATTAAAAGGCTCATCTGTAGGACCTAGATCCAATTGTGGCAATTTAATTTCTTTTTGTGCAACAGGTTGCTGCACAATTCTAAGTTCCGCAACAGGGATCATGTATCTCTCTTGAATACTTTCTGTAGCTTCAATAATATCATACTCTGTTCTCCAGTGTGGATTAAATACCCATTTGTATAATGTACGCTTGGGATCTTCAGGAATGTACTCACTGCTAATAAATTCAGTGTATACATTCTTAGGCACCTCATAATACTCTGCTCTCTCTAACTCAGAGGCAAAGAATGTAATGTGCTTCTCATCTTTTGTGGCCGGTTTGTAGGCCATCTTTGGAATAAATAAAGGTTCAGATACATTTTCCTGCATGAATTTTTCCATTTGGTGTTCATACAAGTCTTGTATCCTCTTCTTTCTTTCTTCCGTACTAAGTTTCTGTGTTGATTTTGTGCTTATCATACGGTTTTAATTCTTCTTTCTTGTGTTGCTGGTGTCTCCATTTCTGTTACACTCATCTTTTCAAATTGGGCCTTAAAGAATGACATCCGGTTATCACCATTTCTTGCTTTAAGAAAGTGCATAACCAAAGTCTTATCATCTTCAATGATATATCTATCAGGTCCATAGTATTTAATTTTTTGTTTTGCGGGTCTATTAAGACCTACTACTAAGTCAGCGTGCTGTAATAGAGCATCACCACCAAAGATATCAGAGTCAAGTATGTAGTTACCATACTTACCATCTTCATTTCTTTCCGGGGATTCTACACTTCTGTTTAACTGACTAAGAACAATCATAGTAATTGGGTACACCCTCTTTATCTCAGTAAGCATCTCACCAAACTCATATAACATCTCGTATTTGTCTCTATGGTATGGGGCTTTCTTTAATAGGATACTGTGGTCCAATGTAATAATTGTCTTTGTCTGATATTCATTGATGTATTTATCTACTATATCACGCATCTCATTTACAGTACAGGGTTGTTCAACTGTGTCAATAGGATAGTGCACCTTCTGTTTTGCTAACTCATAACACTGAGCTAGCTCTTCATTGGTAAGCTTATTGTTCTCTGCACTACACAGATACTTATAAGTCTTACCTAAACTTGCACTAAAATCACGCAGGCATGATGTCTGCATAATCATCTCAAAGCTGAATTCTAGTACTCTAAACTGTGTATCTGGGTTAAGAGCAAATGCTTCCCGGATAATCTGGTCTTTAATCAGAGTTTTACCAGCACCTGGTCTACCACCAATTACATTAAGTGTGTTCCACTCAATACCATTAGTAGTAGCATCATTAAATTTAGCCCAGGGTGTCTGTATGGATTTAATAACTCCATCAGATCTACCCTTCATGTACTCTAAAGCTTTCTTAAAGCCATCTTTTCTAGGAATCCATAACTCTTTTGTCATACTACTTTTTCTTTAAAATGATCATCATCATCCATATCTACACCATCTATTAGCATTGCACAATAGTTTGCCAGTTCTGACATTTTGGATTTATCCGGTTGTGTCTTACTGATAAAGTATTGTGATGTCTGCATGTATAGATAATTCTTCTTCTCATACTCGTCTACATAGTGAGCTGTTGCTTTAAGAACAGTGTCCCAAGAATACTCAAAGGTTTTAAAGAACCATCTGAAGTTACTCTCAATATTCTTCTTGTCTGATCTAGCTAGTTTACCGCTTGGTAGTTTACGTTTAGGGAATAGGTCCAGATACTTGACTATGTTCTCTTTAAAATCATCACCGGCAATTACTTTAGTTGTCTCTTCTTTCTTTACATGGAAGAACTCATCTATCTTATCAAGGAGTTCAATGGCAGCTGGGAGTAGTTCCCACTTATCATTTACTAAACCTTTAAACTTGAGTTCTCTTCCCTCTGCATATGGATTAATAGCAGTAGGTTGTATTTTATTCCGGAGACAATGTAGCATGTAATGCTGGTTAGGAGTTATCTTATTCTGAATCAGAATATTGAATATCTCTTCCATACATTTTATTTATTATCTCTCGTTTAACAGAATTATATACAGTTAAGAAGCGGTTATCATTTATAGATAATAAGTCACTTGCTTTTCTTATAGAGTATATAACGGTACTATGATCCTTATCAAGAAATCTTGCTATTTCACTAGGTCCATAATTAAGATCTTTACAAATCTTACAGAATGCCTGTGAGTGAATAACTGTATCCTCTCTTCTAGATTTCTTTTTAGCCGGTTTTTTATAATGCAGTGCACTATACTTAACCAGGTGTCTATTAATAATTTCAGCTGCTTCCGGTATTGTAAGCCTATTTATATTATCTGCAGGAGATAATACAATTAGTTTAATGCCGTGTTTTTCCTGAAATTGCTTTTTAAATTTTGCAATTTCTTCCTCTACTTCTTCACTTTTTATTGTTTCTTTCATAGTTGGTTTGTATATTAATAGTGGGAGTACAAATATAACTCACTAACATCGTATCCACAAGAACCTATCTAGAAATCTGTATATCTTTTGACAACTTCTATCATTCATAGTTTTAATTTAGGTGGGGATGCCTTCCTCTATCTGCAGGTTTCCAAAGATGGGTTATCTCAGAGGAAGGCTAACCCTTTTTAGTTATGGCAACAAACGTTATTGACAAAATTAAAATTTGGGCTAGTCCCGCAATTATCTCAATACTTGGGATGATGATTTGGACTGATCTCCGTGAGATGAAGCAAGATGTAAAACGTCTTTTAGAGGTATCAAGCTCACAGCAAGCTAGAATTGAGTCTTTAGAAAAAGACTTAGCTCTAATCAAGGGTAACTATTTTAGGAGAGCATCCAATGAGGGTGAGCTACCTGAAGAAAAGTTACCTTTTTTTGTTCCTGTTGCTAAACACGAAGAGATTTGTGATTTAGATCAGGAATTAAGTAAAACCAAAATTTAAACTATATGAAATACCGATTATCAATCTTATTAACTATCACACTATTAGCATGTAACCCTGTTAAACTTGCTTTCAAAGAAAAACATATCAGTAACACCAAAGAAGAATTCTTTAGGAGAAAGCTTTGCGTTGTTGATACCATTATTGACACCGTTACTAGTATTGATACTCTTACAACTATTGATACCGTAAAGCAAACTACAGTTATTCATGATGGTTTAAAGGGTGTTAGTTTGGATACCACTGTAGGTGATGTAAGAATTACTATTCAGAATGGCGCTGTTTCGGCATTTTGTCCTGAGAAAACTCAGACCATTGTAAAGAATAATACAATCACACAGAAGCTAAGAGATAAGTCTTATGAGTCTGTATTAGAAAATGATATCCGGCTTAAAGATAGTACCATTAAAGAACAAGAGTTTATTATAAAAGATAAGAGCTCCGATATTAAAAAGTTAAAAGCAGAGCTCTATGGTCTTCTATTAGCTATTGCTCTTTATATTGGCTTCAGACTCAAGAGAGCATTTTTCTAAATTGTATCTTTTGTTGATTACATCAATAGAACAATTTATACTATATTTTGATCTAAGAAACCTGGCTACAACAGCTGGGTTTTTTTCTTTGTACTTCTTATGTATATAAGTACAGATTACCGT